TATACGCAGGTAATGTTCAATACTATAATGAAAAACGTGAGCTAGTAACTAAATCTGATAGAGTATTAAAGTCTTTACCAAATCAATTTGACTACTTTGAAGAACAAAGTTTTATAGATGTAGAAGTAGAAGACGGTGATAGTATTGTAAGATTAGCTAGTACAGGTAATAAATTATTACAATTTAAAAAACAAAATTTATTTATTATTAATGTATCAAGAAACATAGAATTTTTAGAAGCTACATTTGAATATAAAGGATGTCAGAAAGATTATCACGTAGTACAGGGTGAAGGATTTGTAGCTTGGTTTAATACGTACGGTGCTTACATATATGATGGTAATAGAATATTAGATATACATTTAAATGAAAATGGTCAACCCTTATTTGATGATTGGGGTACTAATTATTACCATGATAACAATGTGATTGGATTTATACCAAAAACAAAACAACTATATATTACCAATACGGTAACTGGTACTAATATATTAATGTTTGATATTAAGTCGCAATCTTGGATTACAAGCGATACATCTTTAAAAAAATCTATAAGTAATATGATAACAAGAAATGATGGTACATTACAATGGGTTGGTATTGACTCTGGTGCTATGAAACTATATAAATGGAATAATAGTCCGTATGGTCATAGTATAACTGGCACTGTAATGAAAAGTAAAGAGTTTGATATGGGTACACCAATGGTACAAAAGAATTTAAATACATTATATATAAATTATAAGAATGGTGCTAATGTAACTGTAAAAGGATTTGGTAGTAAAAAAGGTGCTGCACCGCTTGGATTAACTACTATTGGTGGTTTAACTGGTACATCAGGTACGTTTCAGACGCTTAAATTGCCTGTTCCTGACGATTTCAAGAACTTAGTGAGCTTTGGTATAGCCTTAGATGCTTCAGGAGCTATATCGAGCGATTTTGAAGTAAACGATATACAATTAGTATACAGGGATAAAGTAGTGCGATGAGAAAAGAAGGTAAAAGAATTTTAGATAGAGTGCATACTATTAAAAACAATACACAAGATATTGAAGAAACAAAGCAACAATATGAAACACCTATAAAAGTAGATAGGAATATACCTAAAAATGCACAGGGTAAAGACGGAGATAGAAAAGTTGTAAAGGAAGGCAACGATAATTATCTATATATAAAAATAGAAGGAAGATGGATGAAGACGCAACTTCAGGAGGTAAGATAATATGGCATCACAGGAACAACTAATATTAGCACAGCTAGGTGCTGGGTCAGCAAACATTTTTAAGAAAAAAGCAGATAGTGGTTCTGGATTATTACAAGATTTAACTGCAAGTGCATTAGCAGTACAGTCATTTGATGAAGCTACATACGCACTAGAAAAAGGTGTAGGAGGTTTTCAAGACAAATTTATGTCAGGTGACTATGCACGAAAAGGTGGATTGCTACAAAAAGTAGGTAGCACAGCTTTTGGTCCTTACAGTAAAGAATATTCACAAAGTTACTTTGCAGAAAAAAGAAAAACAGACCCTACTATAGCTAAAGAAATGGAACTATATAACCCAGATACTGGTAAAGTAGAAACAGTTGATTTAAGTCAAAAAGTTTTTGATAACAAACCTGATAGACCAGACGTACAAAGAACAATGGGTTTGAGTGGAGTAGACCCAGCTACGCAAGAAGATTTAGCAGGAGATTTGCAAGTAGAAGAAGTTGGAGTAGATGTTAAAGCACCTATGAGGCCAGTTAAACCTTTTGTAGGTAACTTACCAAGCTCTGATGAATTTTTAGATGATATGTATATGGGAGATGCACCAAAAAGACCTACTGTTCCAAATATTAGTGAAAAATCTGATGACATGGGACTGGCTAATCAACAATTATTATACGGTGGTTCAGCAGATTTATTTTTAGCAAATACTATAGATACTGGTTTAAGTTTAAGTGGAAATTATACAACACCTGCTTTTGCACAAAGCACTGGTGTTAATTTTTCAAATGTAGTTCCTAAAGCTTTACCGAATCAAGATGCAGTTAATGCAACAATTATGGGTGCTGGTGTTACAGGTTTTCAAACAGGTAGAAGTATGAATGAGATTACAGCTAAACAAGGGGAAATAAGATTAAATAATTTATTGGGGATAGTAAAATGAATGTATTAGATATTATATCAGAAAATAGAGGAGAGCAACACGCACAAGTATTGCGTATGCACGGAGAAGAAGTTGCAAAAATAGAGTCTAACAATAGATTTAATGCAGTACAAAAACAAAGAGATACCAATCAAACAAAAGGTCCTGGTAGAGGATTGTTTCAGTATGAAGTAGCAGAAAATGCTATGGGTGGAGCTAAAGGAAGTGGTGCTGCTAAAACTGCATTGACTAGGTATAAAACGTTTTATGAACATTATGGTCAAGAAATACCAGAACAATATAAAGAAGAACTAAATAGAGTTAATTCTGATAACCCTGATTTTTCTAAGTTATCAAGAGAGTTACAAGAAGAAATATTTTATGCAGATAAAGAAAGAGGTAAGATGCCATTAGATGAATTAGCTACAGGACAATTAAGTTTAAAAGATGCTTACGTAGATTATCATTGGATTGGAAATCGTTCATCTCAAGATTACGATTCTGAAAGAACAAGAGTTTCAACTCTGTATGAAAAAAAGATTGGACCAGTAGATGACATAGAGCCTATGAAGCCTACTATAAATAACAATGAAATGATAATACAAGAAGCTAAGAAAGCTGCTTCTAAAGTAGCAGGAACAAGATTTAATGTTTTAAATGTAATGAAAGATTTGGGTCAAGTATTTGAACCATTTGAAAGGGAGGAATAATGCCAATCGCAGGAATTTTAACAGCTATAGCTACAGGTTCAGCTAAATATAAAAAAGCTAAAAGAATAGGTAAAGCTATAAGCGGATTATCTGGTTTTTTTGGTAGTAGAAAAAAAAGAGCAGAAGAAAAACAAAAGTTAACAGACTTTAGTACTTTGTTAGGGGAGCAATATACTGCCCTAGAAGGCACAGTTGGTGATGTACAACAAGAGTTTCAACAAATGAGAGGCTTTCAATCAGAAGCACAAGGATTAGAACAGCAAGCTGCAGTAATGGGGTATGGTGCAAATCAACAACAAATGGCTGGACAAATAGGAATGACTGGTTTATCTGGAAGTGGTGCAGCTCAAGAAACTATGCAACTTGCACAAAAAGAATTTGCTAATCAACAAATGGCTAGAAATTTACAAGCTCAAGAAACGCAGTTTAATTTAGGATTAAGAGAAGCTTCACGTATGCGTGATATACAAGCTGCAGGTTTTCAGTTAGATAGAGCAAGGGCAGAAAAAGGTTTAAGTAAGAAAAATTATGGACAATCCTTAATGGATATGATGGAGGTATAAAATGGCAAGCAATGAAACAATAAAAAATTTAAGTACGCTTCTAGGTGCTTTAAGAGATTTTAATCAACCTCAAAGAGAACTAGATATGTATGCTAAAAAAAGATTAATAGATATGAATATTGAATCTGAGTTAGCAGAAATGAAAAGAATAGAAGCTGAAAAAGCAATGGATTTATTAGAACAAAAAAGAAGAATAAGTTTGGGGCCTGAAGTAATTCGTCGTAAATTAGAAGGAGATATTCCAGGAGTAAAAAGTACAATCGAAGAAGCTTCAGAGGAAATATATGGACCTATTAGAACATCTTTAGTTAAAAGTTTAGGAATAGGTGGACTTAGGCAATTACCTGGAACTGATTTTGATATAGAAGGATATGAAAGAGGAGAAGATATTGTGAATGCTTTAGATGTAGTAAGAGAAGCTGCTGCATCTTATCAACCTACTTTATCTCCAGAAGGTCAAGAAATAGTAACAGATGAACAAGTTAGAGACTTTAATATGTATAAACAGTACTTGCAAGGATTAGATACTGAAAGATTAGATACTAACAATAGAGAGCAATATAATCAGTTGTTAGACTATTTAAATATTTACGCCGATTAAAATGAATAGAAATTTACTTTATTTACAAAGTTTATACAACTCTAAAACTATAAGTCAAGAAAGTTATATTGGAAGAGTGAATATGTTGTATTCTTCTAATCCTAAAAATTTTAATGAAGAAGATGTAGACTTTATTGAAAAACTAAATAAAGATGTTGGCGTAGATTTTAATAGAGATATGGCTGCATCTGAATCTAATTTAGGTTCTGTGCTAAATCAATTTGCATCTGGTGTTGCTGAAGGTTTTACAACATTAGGTTGGGCAGAAGAAGCTGATACCACTACAGAAGGTATTGCTAATAAAGTAGGACACCTTGTAGGTTTTGCACCTGATATAATAAGTAGTGTATTATCTATGGGTGCTTTAGTACCAGGTATTGTTGCTAAAAGAGGTACTGCTAAGTTAGCTGTTAAGCGTGCAAGAGGAAGACCTACTAAAAAAGCTACTCAAGAAAGATTGCGTATAGAAGAATCGGTAGCTAGAAACACAGCACTTGCAGAAAAAAGAAGTCAACCAGGTCGTAAGCTTACAGCTAATATGGGTAGTGCTGCTGCTAAAATACAGATAGGTGGGTTTAGACCATTTGCTAAAGCTATTGTAGATGAAGGTGCAGAAAAAGCTGCTAAGAAAGCTGGTAAAGAAGCAGTAGAAGAAATAACAGATATTAAAGGGTGGCAAATACGTTCAATACCAATGCGTATTGCAGATAAAGCTATTGACTCTGCTACTAACAAGATAGCTGATACTGGGTTATTATCACAAGGATTTTTTAACAAAGCATTATTTAAGAATGAACAATTCCAAAAAGTAGCTAGAGAATCTGCACATCTAGGTGTAGCTCTTGGTGCTAGTGCAGTATGGAAAGGACCAAAGGCTATAGCGGAATCTACATTTCATGGAGCATTGGCAGGAGCAGTTTTTGGTGGTATAGGTGAATGGGTAAATGTATCTAGGTTAATAGCTAATCCTAAAACAGAAAAGCTAGGTAAAGATTCTTTAAAAATTTTAATACAAAATAAACAAAAAGAAGAAATATTAAATGCTTTTGCTAGAGGTACTGTAGGTTCTGCATTTCAGGGTGGTATGTCTACTGTACAAGGAGCACCATTACCTGACCAAATGTATGAATACTTAATGGGATTCTTTTTTGGTGCACATACTAAATCAGTAAATGAATTAAAACTAAGAAAAATTATTATGGAAAATCCTATGTTAGATGGTACTGCTAATATAGGTAGATATAAAAAACAAATAGAAGCTGTAAAAGAATATCAAGATGCACCTGCTGAAGTAAAACAAGAGTTTGAAAGACATATAGAAGTATTGTTTGAACAACAAGCTCAACAAAATCAACGTGTTATTAGCGGTAAAATAATAGATAGAGAAATAGAAAAAACAGCTAAAGAAGAAAATCTTGACGTCACTAAAGTTGAAGACCTTAAAAAAGCTACTGAAATAGTATTAGAAAATGACAAGGTAAAAGATTTACCTAATGTTGATAGAACTATATTTAAAGAAAAAATAGAATCAGATAAAGCATTTTTAAAAGAAATGGCTGAACATAAAAAAGGCAGACAAGATGCCTTAAAAGAATTAAATGAACAACTATTGTCAGAACTAGGTATTGATTTTGCTAGTCTAGTTGAAGCTCAAAAGTCTAGTGATATTGTTGACCCTATATCTATTAATCGTGCACTAGAAGGTGTATATAAAGAAATTAAAAACGATGCTAGATACGAAGGTTATTCCAGAGCAGATTTAAAAAGATTATTATTAAAGTCTGTTTATAACGCAAAAAGTTATACAGATTTTGTTAAAGAATTTAAATTAGTACATCCAGATTTTGAAGTAAAGTTTAATCAAGTAGGAGAAAATCCTTTAAGAACATTTTTTATAAGAACTAAAACTTACGCAGAAACATCTGAGGTAGGTGTACTAGCAGATGGTACGCTTAAAATGATTCGTAATGGTGCTAAAAATTTAGAGGTAGATGCTGATGGTAAAAACTTAGTAGCTAAAGAATCTCCTAATGGTATAGATGTACGTTATGGTAAAAATACTAGATTGATTGTAAGACTGCTAGAAACAGAAGCTAATAGTAATAAGTATGAAGCACCATTAGATATGTTAAATCCTTCTGAAGCTATATCTAAATTACAAAAACAATTATACAAAAAAGGATACTATATATATGGTGCACCTAAAGATAAAGGTACTATCATAGCACAAAAAATACCAGATGGTATTAATCCACAAACACCTAAAGGTAAAAAGTTTTTAGACATGATGGTAGACATACTACAATCTAAAGATATAGGTGTACCTAAAAAGTTTTTTAAGAAAAACAATGATAGATTGTATTCTGTATCTAATCTTATTTATAAATTAGTTGATAATGGATATTTAACTGGTACTGGTGAATCAAGAAAACAAATTACAGAAGCTGTAAATGAATTTAAAAAAGATGTTATAGATGGCAAAATTAATATAGACGTATTAAAAGAAGTTAAGTATGAACCTTTATATCAAGGTAAAGGGATACCAGTTCCTTCTGAAGCTATGGTAAAAGTCTTAGATAATCTTGGATACATAGATGGACAAGTTAAGGGCTATCTTAATCTGGTTGCTATTAAAGATAAAATTTTAAAACGTTATGACAAAGAATACGAATCTGGTACTGATGGTGGATTAATTATAAGAGATGATGTATTTGATTTAATTACAGACGTATTTGGTATGTCTAAATTAAATGGTTTTGTTAAACCTGTTGTAAGAGCTAGTGCTAGAAATGGTAAAGGTGAAATACGTGGTAAGGTTGGTGGATTTAGACCAGAGTCTGAAGGATTAAACAAGTTTATGGTTGATAACAATATACATATGATGATGTATGGAAGTGGTTTAAAATCAAAAGGTAAGCTTGCGTTAAATGAATTAATAGATGGTAAAAACGATACGTGGTCATTAAAAGAATCTTTAGATATTGCAAAAATAAGAGCAGAAGAATTATTAATAAATCCTGATGTAAATGATTATGTATTTAAAAATCTTATTGAGATTAATGAAAGAGGTATGTTAAAAATATATAAACAACTTCTCGATAAGAATACTTTTCAAGATTTTTCTGTAGAATATTTTGATGCTATTGAAATACTAAAAGAAAAAATGATGGTAGGTAATATAGAAGCTACTAAAAAGTTTATAGAAAGCGGACAAGACTTTGTAGAGTTTAGAGTTGATGATATAGCTATACAATCATTAGTTGATTCTTTAATTGATAACCCTGTATCTTTAAAATCTAAAAAAATAATTAGAGATATATTAGAAAATACCAGGGAAGATGAAATAGATTTATCTGATAGTTCTAGTTTAGACCCTGCTGATTTAGTTGAGTTAGGTCTTACACCAGAAATATTAAAAAGAACTAATCATGCATTTAATACACAGCTTGAATACAAAAACTTTATAAGCAATAAACTTGCTAGGTATATACTTAGTAGAGGTAATCAAATAAAAGTAAAGCATGGATTTAAAGCATACTCTGGATTATATACTCAGAAGATGCAAAAAGATTTTAATCTAAAAGATAATGAGTTTATGTTGGGTGAATCTATGCGTGATATGTTAATTACAGTAGAAGGAGTTAAAGAGCCTGTAAGACTTGAAGATGCTTTTGATACATTCCAAAAATTAAACTACAGGTCTAATAGAAAAGAGTATATGGCATACAAAGAAGCTTTGACTTATCTTATTATGAGAACACCTAATAGTGGTAATGGTGGTGTACGTGCATTGCAGTTTGTTGGATTTAAAAAGAAAGGTGGATTTAACTTTTTTGCTAATGAATTAAATAGTGAATACCTTGGTGGTAAAGACAATGATGGTGATACTGTTACTGGATATCAATCACTACCAGGTGTTATGAAGAAGTCTTTTGCTAAAGATAATGTATTTTATGAATTGAATGACGGTGATGTAAATAAACCTACTAAAGATTTAAAAGCTATGGAAGATAAATACAATCCTGGTAAAACTATAGCAGACACTAGGTATGGTATAGATTTTGGTAAAACTGAAACAAAAAAATCTTTTGGTGAACAATTAGGTGAAATGCTTAGTAGTGAAATGAGATTAAAAGCTGGTAAAGCTGCATACGAAGGTAAAAAAGCTGTTGGTACTATTGTTAATGCTACTACAGAATTTCAAATGATGTTTGATATGATTAAGAACAATGGTGGTGTTATAGAGTTAGGTAGTGGCTATCAAATAAAAATTAGATTAGATGATTTTAACTTTTTAAAAGATGTAAGTTATGTTGGTATTAATACTGCAGTAGACTCTTCTGAGTATATATCTATAAGACCAGTTCGAAAAAATGTAGAACAAATGTTTCAAGACTTTTTTAAAGTAGAACTTCAAGGACAGGATGTAACTTCTGACTTAAGTTGGTACAAGTTTAAAAAAGATGCTTCTACTATTATGCCAAGCTTTAGAAACTTTGCAAAAGCAATTAGTAGTAAAAAAGAAGTAACATTTAATTTAGATGGTGAACGTTCTTTATACGAACAAGCAAACAATTTTATATTTGAATGGGGTAAGTTTGGTCAAAAGGGAGATACATATTCTAACTACTATTTACAAACAGCTAGAAAGATAGCTGACCTTGAAATGACCAATGATATCTTTAGCTTTGACTTTGCTAGACCAGCAGATATTGCAGTAGCATTACAACGTATATATAAAAACGTAAGAGGTAGAAAGGTATTTGAAGAGCTTGGTATTGCTGATTTATACAGAGATTTAAATCCAGAGTTTTTAGCAAATGAACTTACTGATGGTAAAAATATTAGAGGTAAAACAAATAATCTTATAGGATTAGACTTGCTAACAAAACAAGCAGAGATTATAGTTGACTTGTTATCTATGGCAGGATATAGAAGAGAAGCTATTATGTCAGATTTAGAACTTGTTGTAGCTAATACATTTAGTATTAAACAAAAAGGTTTAAACAAAATAGAATTAAGTAAAGAAATTATTGCAGCAAAAGAGGCATTAGCAAACACTATAGAAGCTAAGTTAGGTAAGGGTAAAAAACTTACATCAAAATATAAGAAACAATTATTTAGATTTTATGACTTTGCTTTATTAGCACACCCAGTTGTTAAGCTATCTGCAAATCCAAAGCTTGGTATTAAAGTAAATAAAAAAGAAATTACATTAAACGAAGGATATGATTTAATTAGAGAATATCATAAAGAGATAGATAAATTAAATCCAGAAAGTAAGGACTTAGAATATAGTAATGAAATTAATGGTATTTTTAAAGACATTAGAACTATAGAAAATGCTATAGATGGTTTACAAGAGAAGCTTACATTTGAATCTCCTGCTATTGACCCTATGAATACTAGATTATTTTTTACTAAGATAGATAATATCTATAATAAAGCTGCTGAAATTAATGCAGGTAAAAATATAGAAGTAGAAGTAGAAACTGGTACTTCAAAAAAACCAACAAAAGAAAAATTAAAATTAGAAGATATAAATGAAGAGGTAGTAAAAGAAATAGAAAAAGATACTGGTGAAAAAGTCAATGAAATAGAAGTTGAACGTGAAGTATATAAAAAAATAACAAGTATAGATTTTGATAAAGCTTTAAGCGATACAAGTATAAACACATTTGGTAGAATACAATTAATGCGTTTGAAAAAGATGTTAAAAAATAATCCGCATTTAACTAGAACTATTGATGCACAATATGAAATGTTTTTACAAGGTACAGACTTTATGACATTTCAAATATCTAAAGAGTTTACTGATGCTACTGCTAAAGATTTGAAAAGATTTAATGATTACATGGAAAGCATTATGGAACCTGGTGCTATTAAAAAATTTTTAACAAGAAAATATATTAAACAAGACCCAGATACTGGTCAGTATAAAGTTGTTGGTGCACCTGGTTGGGCTTCACATTTTATATCTAATACTTTAAAAAATCAATTAAAGTTTGCTGTAATGCAAGATGTAAACCCTGATTATCAAAAAATTAGAACAGTTGTTTTGGATAAGAATGGTAATATAAAACTAAAAGATGGTGAAGTACCAATATCTACATTAGAATATAATACCAATTTAGCATTAGCTTTTCATAGATTAGGTAACTCTAAAGATAAAGATATACAAAATCAAATAGAAGAAACTTTACGATTAGTAAAACCAGAAGATTCTAAGCAAGCAAAAGATTTTAATTTGTTGTTTAAATATCTAATGTATTCAAGAGAATACAATAATGGTAAGTTTTATTCTGGAGTTAAAAATCAAGCACAAAAAGATAACATTACTGAAAAATATAATACCTTTAAAAAAGAATACGACAGAATGATTAAAGAAGGTTTAACATTTAAGTTTGAAGCTACTGGTGTAGAAAAAGGACAACGTATACGTAAAGGTGTAGAAGAAGTTGGCAATATGGTAAATGATGCCTACACAAACTTAATGACGCAAGTGTTAAACGATGTTATTAAAAGTAGGCATTTGTTCTTAAAAGATAAATTAAAATCATTAGGTAAAAAAGTTAATGAATATAAAATACCTAAAAAGCTACAAAAACAAGAATCTAAAACTAATGTTGAAGAACAAATTAAATATGAAATTCAACAATTAGAAATGACATTTTTAGATAAAAACGGATTGTTAAGTGATGCTACAAAAATTGATGCATTGTATGCAGGCTTAAGTGAATTAGTTATACGTAATCCAAGTCAAGCATTAACTAGACTACCTTCTATTACAGATGTAAACTTTTTTAGATACTATCAAAGATTAAACGACCATCTTTCAAGAAAGTTTCCTGAAATAAACTTTGAAAAACAATTAAGTAAAAAAGAATTTGAACTTGTAAAAACAGAAATAGAAGAATATAAAAAAATATTAAAGCCTAATAAGTCTATTAGTATTGGTAGATATGAAGATTCTAAAGGAGTTGTTAGTCGTTTTGTACCACATACTGGAGGTTTTGATACTGTTCAAAGAGCTAAATTAAATGGAGAAGCTATTGATAAAATAATAGAAGCAAAAATTAATAGAGTAACTAAAAACGAAAAATTATTAGCACGTATAGATACAAAGTTTGCTACCAGTGCTAGAACAGAAATAGATAAAGCACAAGCTATAAGTAGGTATAGAGAATATTTAAATAATAAATATGCAGGATATAGAACTAAAGGAGTTAATCCAGAAACAGACGTTCAAGAGTTAGCAGTAGTTGAAGATTTTACATTAACTAAACCTATGGACGTATTTAAAAGCAATGGTAATTTACGTTCACGTGGTTCTGAAGTTAGTTTACCTGAATGGAATGCAGGTTTAAGTCACGTAGAAAGTTACGTAGGAGCTCAATATAGAAATCTTTTAAATAGTAATCTTTCATTAAAAATTAATAGTAACATTAAACGTTTTGTTAAAAAGAATCCTTTTGGTACTGATAAAAATATTACAGAATCTTGGGCGTACTTTATGATGGATGTTGCTAAGAATCAAATGGGACTTCCTAGTTTACGTAACTTTGATATCCATGGTATTACTAAAGATGAGCTTGGATTATTAAAAAAATACATGAATAATAAAATGAAAAAAGAAGGATTAGGGCTGTCTACAAAAGATAAAGATTTTCTAGCAAGAATAGAAGCTAATGTAGGTTTATCTGTTTTTCAAAAAGCAGAAATTAATACTTACATTAAAAAAGCAAATGAAAAGAAAACAATATCACAAAAAGAAATACAACAAAAAGCTGAAAATATGGCTTACAATCTTAGGTTAAAAAATTTAAAAGATTTAGCACAAGGTAAAAATGTAAATAAAATAGGTAGATTCCATTCTGCTTATCAATTAATGACAGATGAATCTGTTGTTAACTTTACAGAAAAAATGGATAGAATCTTTGGTGGTAAATTACTTAAAGATGCTCCTACTGAACGTACAGCACGTGATAGATATATAGCTCAGTTAGGTCAAAAGTTTAATGCACTTGAAGGTCAATTTGAAATGATGTCATTATTGTTTCACCCTAAAACATTTTTAACTAACCTTTACGGTGGTTTTACTAATACCATTACAGATGTAGGACTAAAACCATTTACTGATGCTTTAAAAAACGAATGGTGGGAAGACAATGTATGGGGAGAAAATACTACCTATACAATACAAGACTCTGCTACTGGTAAAAAAATTAAAAGAACTATTAGAACTAGAAAAGATTGGGAAGAATGGCAAGCGTTCATTGGTATTTTTGAAGATATGTTAATCAATGAAGCTGCTAAAGATGCACGATTCCAGAAACAAGGTTTAATTATTCCTTTTGAACAAGCAGCTAAAAGAATAAATACACTGATTGGTCAAAAAGGATTAAGAACAAATAAAAAACTAAAAGAGTTTGATGATTTTGCAGATTTAACATTAATGGAAGCAGCTAAAGAAGCTGGAGTATGGGATGCTTTAAAGAATACTGGTGCTACATTCATGCGAAGCTCAGAGTTTTTATTACGTAGTAGAACTTGGGATGCAGCATACATTAATGCTAGAAAGATATTAGGAGAGTTTGGTGAGTCATTACCATTTGATAGTCCTATACTTATTGAAATAGCTAACAGAACAGTAGAGTCATCTCAGTTTATTTATCATGCAACACAAAGACCTAACATAGCAAATACTTCATTAGGTAGAGTTATGACACGTTTCCATCCTTATGCTTGGAATAGTATTGGTAGAAGAATAAAAGCATATAAAGGTGGATTTGCAGAAGAGTGGTCTGGTGGACATAATACACAAAGAGCTCAAAGACAATTAACTGCAGACCTTATGTCTTTAGCATTAGCTAATATATTTGTTGCTAGTATATTTGATTATGCATTATCACCACCTATGAACTGGATGCAAGATACAGCATCATTACTATTTGGTGATAAAAAAGCAAGAGATAGAGCTTTCTTTAGTCCTTATCCACACCCAGTGTTATCACCATTAACTATTGTAACACCACCAGTTGCTCGTTTTGTTTTGAATCCTATTACAGCTATATTGAATAATGATTTTGAAGATTTCCAAAAATATACATTATATACTTATATGCCATTTGGTAGATTCTATAGAGATGCTAAAAAAACAATTAATTCACCTGCAATGACTGGAGAGTTTATGTTTGGAGTGCCAGTACACACACTTCATAGAATGAGAAGAGATGCTTTAGCTTCAAGAGAAGAAGAAATGCCCGATGAAGAGCAAGTATTAGAGCAAGATGACAATTAATATAGGTTTAAGGCTCTAATCAATTCGACATTCAACTATCTATATTTAGGCGATAGTTATATCAAATAATTTATTTTACGGCCTTTTAGGGCTATTTTCGTGGACTTTTTTTGAGCAACTTGTCATTTTCTTTAGATAAATCGCTTATAATACGTTTTAATGGGAAATCTTTCTTAAATATTATATTATTTTTGTTCAAGTGGCCTTCATCTTTCAAAGACCACGTTGAATTTACTATTTTATTTTTCATTATTTAACACCAATAATATATTTTGTTGTCGCATAATTAAATATTCTTCTTTATCTACTTCTTGAACTACAAACCCTGGACCAAATAATACTTTGTCTCCTATTTCTAGCTCTTCTGCTTTACTACCAAGAGCTATTACTTCACCAACATTTTCTTTGATTGCTACATCTGTTGTTAAAATAATACCTGCTTCTGTTTTATTTTCTTTGGACTGCTGCTTTATTACAACTTCGTCTCTTAATGGTTTCATATCATCTCCTTACTATTCCCCCTCTAGTTAATATATTTATACATCAGTGCCAACCAAGTGTATTTGCTTTTAAGGGTAAGGTGGATTTTCACCACCCGCTTCCTTCAAAGCGTGTTAATAGTTGAGGGGGAATAATTATTATTCTTCTTCAAATAGTTTATGTATCTTTTCTAACATATTTTTAATTATCTTATGTTCTCCTGGTGATACCCAAGGTGCTTTTTTAAAGTTAAGCAATGCTGACCGCATTATCAATAACTCTTCTTTGTTAAATTTAGTCATCACAACACTCACAATTCCCTATTCTAGGTTCAAAGCTATCGGTTGAATCTTCTGACGCTCTAAGTATTTTATTTTCTTCTTTAATGAATGGGTTTTCTAGTTTATGTAATGCTGCTCTAATTACATCTGTATCTATATTAGGCATCTTAACTTCTCTATACCTATGTTTAATCGTAATTATATTAGCTAAACCTTTTAACACCATATCTATTTCTTCTTTATTTAGCTTTACCGTTGCCATCTTTTATCTCCTTCATCATTTTTATCCATTTTTTTAGAGGCATAACTATTAACGCCTCTTTTCTATCCATCCTAGTCACAACCGCATCTACATCATCTCCATGATTTTCTGGGTATAACCATTGTGCTATTTTTTTTCTACGTTTTGCTTGTATGGTCCAACCTTCTACTACACAATCGACTACTTCACTATACCCTAGTGACCTACCATCTGAGGCATAGGCCCTCTTTGCAGAGAGCCCTTCCTCTTTCGACTGATTAACGATTTCTCGTTCAAGATTGTTACCACGTATTTTATTTGGATGTGCCATTCCACAACCTCACAGTAAAGTTTAACTCCATTGGACCTATACCAAAGTGTATTCCAAAGTGTTCTCCTTTATTTTTCTGATATGATACTCCAAATTTAAACACATAAAGCAATACAATTTCTTGTATCATAGATGTATCATTATTTACTGTATCTATTTTTATCATTTTAACTCCAATCTACATTTCTAAAGGTCATTGTTTCGTAATCAAAGAGTGCTGTCATTTCAAACTTGCCATCATCTCTTGATTTCTCACTAGATATTACTCTAGCTTTCTCGTCACGATTACCTTTAACCATGATTACTTTATCTGCTTTCTGTACTACGTTAGTACTACCCTTTAATGAATGTAGAGCTATGGTGTTACCTGCTGCAGATATCTTGTTTACGTGATGCACAGCTATAATAATTATATTATGTTTCTGTGCCATTTCTTTTAATGCACCAATGATAATGTTTTGTCGTTGTATTTCAGACTCAACTCTATCAACATGAACTTCATCAGTAGTATCTACTACAAGAATATTAGGTTCATGTGTAGCTATTACTTTCTTGATAGCTTCTATCTCTGGTGCTATAGTCATTACTTGTATATGACCAAGTTGTTTCTCAAATGATATATTAGGATTAGACTTTACTTGGTCTACTACCCAATTCTCAGTTTGATTGTTTGCTATTTGTACAAATCGTCTAAATGTAAGAAATTCATTCATCTCTAAAGATAGAAACAAAGTACTTTTATTAGCTTTCTGTACTACATTCTGTACGAACGCAGATTTACCCATACCAGTATCACCAGAAAATACTACAAGTTCTCCTGGTTTAATTACATAGTCTTGGCAATCGAATATATCAGCCATATTAATTGACATTTTAGTTACATCATTTTGTAAGTATTCTACTAAAGATGCTGTCAATTCATTTACATCTTTAATATCTAATGTATAGTCTTTACGTTTAAAGTGTATACATTTAGGGTCACAATATTCTGCCATGATAACATCATTGCAGCCATACTGGTAGTTTCCGTCATACACATTACTTACTGTCCTTATTATTTCTTCATCATCCATTGTTCCTGCACTCCATTGCAACATACCATTTAATGCTACAATATAAGGAACACCTGCACGTTTGTATGTACTAGACATACGCATCATTTTCATATTTCTTTGTCCTTCTACTGGACCTTCATTGAATGCGTGTTGCATACACGTAACAACAGAGGTAGTATCTTTACTACGATAGTTTCCTCCTGTTACTGCTTTAGATGTAGATACAATAAGGTTTTGTAAATACGGTTCTACTTCTTTGTCTCTAAATAAATCATCATACCAATCACCATCTTCATCACGATATGATTGATATGAATCACTATTAGAAGCCATTTCTTGCACTTCAGCATAATCTAAATTCCAGATTCTATGATAAGGTATATATACTTTATATAAATCTGTTTTTTTATTTAAGCTAAATGGTGCTCTTATGATACGGGTTTTATCAAAGATACTATCTGCAAATGATAAATGTTCTTTCATAGTAAGTTTTACTTTTTCATGTAATACTCTACTTGGTTGAAAGCCAAATACATTTAATAGTTCTATATGATATCCCTTACCACTGAACCATATATTAACGTGCTTTTTGTTAATGCCCAGGTCTTGTATTTCACCTAGGCATTGTAACAAATAAGGTTGGAACTGGTCATCTGGTATATTACCTTTATCTACATCCAATATAATTGAATCTAAATATGTAAGACCATCAAATCCTTTAACAGTACGATTCTTTTCTACATAATCTTTCATAGTTTCATCAAAGCTGTAATAGCTTCTATACATTTCACCATTCCATTTATGTTCACTAATCATACTATTAAATTCATCTACAGTACACACAGTTCCATTACGACTGGAAACACTACCATTGATTATTTCAATTATAGTCTCTTTATTTTCCATCCTTTTACCTTTGTATCTGAATTAATATATTCTTCTAACTCTATTCCTAAACGCATTAAAGTGTTACCTTCACGTATCTTTCTAAATGCCCTAGAATAAGTACTTGGGGTATGTACTTTTTGGTGTGCTAACCTTCCGTAGACAGGCACTTCACTTTCTAAATCATAGCTAGCAAAGTGTCCGTCGGAAGATTTAGCCTTAGAGTCAATCCATCTTAATAAAATGTCTTGAGCAGTCATTAAAATGGTAAGTCGTCTACCTTCATACCATTGTCTAAAGTGTCTCCACTTTTAGCTTCAAGTACTTCGGGTGTAGGTTTCATGTAGTTTTTAGGATAACCTTTTGCAACTTGGTCCATAAAACGTTTACCAAGTTCATCTGTATTATCTAAAGATGATACTACTCCCCATGTAGCGTTCTTATATTTACCAGTTGATTTGTAATTCAGTACTGCTACTTCTTTACCAATTAACTTTTCTACATTTACTTGACCTACATCAGATACATTTAAATCAGCTTTAGCTGCAAGATACAATGTATTCACATCATCTGGATATTTAAGTCCAGTTACAATACCATTATTATCTTTTTCAAAGTTCTGATTGATGAATGCAGTATAGTTATATCCACTATCTACATCTTCATACTTCATACGAATACTACAGTCATTGTATTGAGAATCTATTTGTTCTGCTTCTACAATTCTGCAGTGATTAATAAACCAATTTTTATTGGAAGTGTTGGTTTTCACTTTTGTTCCAGTTATAGCCATATTACTTAGCTCCTTCTGTTTTCGTTAACGATTCAAAGTACTCTGTACTCTGACTTACTTTAAGTTTAGTATCAAAGAATCCTGCTTGACGTTTTTGTTTATAACGTAAGTGGTCTTCTTCTGGTAGTTTACCTGCCTTAGCTGCATTGTTAGCTGCTTTATCCATAGCTGATAAGGATGCTACTGTAGGATTAATTTGCTTTTGTTTAGCTTTAGCATTGTCTACTTCTTCTTTACTAGCAATAGAAAAGTCACCACCAAAGCCTGCAAATGCTAATGCACGACCTACTGCTGATGTTTCACCATTTTCTAATGCTGATGTTTTGTTTACAAATCCTGTGTTATCACGCTCTGCTGCATGACCAACATAAAACCATTCTGGTTGTTGTACAGGGTTTGGTCTAACTATTGCTTTAATTACATACTCGTTACAAGATTCTCCTGTAGGTGTATCTATAATTTGATTTACACTTAGTACTTCTGTTTCAATAGTTGATTCTGGAAATTCATCTGCGAATGCGATGATTCTATCTTTTACTTCGGTATATTCTTTACCTTTAAACTTCATATAATATCTCCTTATTATATTTTTATTATTATTGGACTAGTAAGTTACATATAATAACTCACTAATCCAATTACTTTATCTATTCATATCTACGCTTATCCATAACCGCAGGCATACCAAGGGGTGTGTCATCAAGATATCTTAAATCCCAACCTCTTATCATAGTATTTTCTCTCCAGGTACAATAAACATAATATGACCATTCATCTACTAATTTAGGTTCAAGATAATATTTACGTTGTTCTTCTATCTCAAACCCTTCTATTCTTTTCATTACAAACTGCTTTGAAAGTAATTGAAGTTCATCCTTTCTATATCTTTTCTTTTTCATAGATTTCCTCCATATACTTTATTGTTTGATAGGTAATATTAAATAATACACTACCCAT